CCTGTGCCTCGTTTCACTGAGTTGTGATTCGATTAGCACAAACCCACCTCGGCCTTGTCTTCAGCCGAGACCTCTGCAAAACGCCGTGGGTCCACTTAGTAGTGGGCTCTGGCCTCTCAGTAAAGTACTGGAGTAATGCAGAGTCGCCGCCAGTCGCGGTACGAGTCTGAGACGACGTTGTCGTCAACACCTCGACCTCGACGCGTTGGAGCTTGTGGTTATATCGGGTTCTGAGCCCGACATTCACAGGCTGCGTACGCGTCTTCAGACCGCCGACACCAGAGCACATGGCTACCTGTGGCACTCGCCTAGGTAGGGTCGACGCCAGATAGGCGGAGGTCCTCAAGAGAAACTTCATGTAGAAGTTATTTGAGGTCTCCACCACGCTGGCTAGTGACTCTGGTTTGCGTTCGTCGAAGAAACGCTTCCAATACACGGGGGTCACATTGACCCCGTGAAAGGAATCAACCCCACAGGACTCCCTGAAGTTTCCACTCCAGAAAGACTTGTTGGTGTTGACCTTGAAGTAGAGTACCTCAAGGGCATCGACGAACACTCCCCGACTGTCGACAGGGACGACTATGTCATCCCCGAAGACGGCTACTTCTCCAGCCAGACTCTTGATGTTCTCTTTAGTAGGCCTGAGGCCGCGGCTCGTAAGAGTCGCCGCCACAGCGATACCTAGGAATATCAGAGACTGAACGGGAAAAGTGTTGGCGCTACCCATAGTGCTGAATTTCTTCAGACGAATCAGCTCTGGCGCTTTTGGCGTCAGAAGCTGCTTCACACTACGGGTCCGAGACGCTCGTAGGCAGCTCAGTAGTTTCGGATTACTCCGAAAGTACTGTCCTACGACGTGACAGGTGACCCGGTCACTCGCCGACTTTAGGTCGACGGTGGCAAGGTGTCCGGTCTCCGATCCTCTTGCACAGAGCTCTTGATTTCGTCTTTGATCTTGGAAGTCCAAGAAAAGCGAAAGCCAAGAGCGTCTAGTGCGAGAGCAAAAGTAATGCCAGCTGTTTTGCTGACACCACTGATGCTCACTCGGTTCCGCGGCAATGAGCCGCGGGCCCGAGAAGGTTTTCGGGACCGCCACCAGCCTCGACCACGGATCTTCCGATCCGATGGGCGGGCCGTTGGTAACCCTGTCTGCCCAGCTAGAATGGCTGTGAAAACCACAGTCAGCCAGCGGGTACTCAGTTTCCAGAGACTCTGACCAATTAGTCCAGCAGTACTTATTGCTGGGGCCAGTAACCTCTGAAATAGCACCAGGACCATGTCTGAACCTCCATTGCATAGGGTCGTAAGACCCTAGCGCGGAGGTGACCTCCCGAGACACCACGTCTAGGTTGGTCAGGAACGTCGACATCTGGGGACATAGTTTCCCCAAGAGTTCGGCGCGTCCGCGAATCAGGTCTGAACTACCAAAACCTTGGTAGAACTGGCTCGATTCCGGACCCGCTCCACCCTGAGCGTCCCAGAAGCTTTCGGGCTCTGGGAGTTCGATGTCGGTGGCAACAAAGTCAAGGACAGCGTCCCTGACAGCGTCGTCACCTGCGTCATAGACGGCCTTCTTCGCTGCGTACAGAATCTGTCGCAGGAAGCAGACCGCCTGATGATCACAGTCTTCCTTCAGAGATCCGCTGCAGTCGAACACCAGTAGGTAGAGTCCCCGAAGAAACTTCGGAATCACTACCGTGCCAGAATACCGCTTCGTCAGCGGTAAACCTGACAACTCGTACTGGCGAGTCGAGAGGCACCTATCAAGGTGCTTCCCAATTGCCGGGAGGTCTTCGAGATAAACTCGAATCCCTCGCGACTCAACTGCAACTTCGAGACGGGTGAGATCTCTCTCAAACTCCGCCCCGAGCGTCGGGTACGCCTCTGCTGCATCCCGAAAGATAGCAGCATAGACGTGACTCAGCTCCCGTACGTGGCATTTAGACATTCTTAGGATTAACTCCAAGGAATGTCCCACGCTGCGTACGGCACCGGCC